ACGTGTACCCAGTCTGGGTTGTCATCATCACCAAACTCCCATATCATTTGATCAAAATCTAAATGCTCTCTAATAAACGCAAACATTTCAGCATTTGTTAAATGTCCATATGTATCGTCTATATCAATAGCTTGACCGTGACAATGTTGAGACTTTGTACTACCACCAATAGCTTTGTTTAATTCTGGTGATCTAAAAAAGCTATTTATTTTTATAGGACCATTTGCATAGGTACGTAATGGCTCAAATATTTCATCTGCCAACAACTCCATACTTCTTAACTGTTGTTTGTTTGGTTTGTTATTTATACCAAGACGTAATGCAGTTCTGCTGTATACACCTTCTTTATCACTTATATGTTTACTAATCATTGAAATAATAATGTTTTTCTGTGCTACCATCATCATAGATATATATAAGTATTTTTCTGTTTATATTATTTACAGGTCTACCTAACATATCTGTTATAGCAACAAGCTTTTTATTTTTATATCTTTGTGGTGCAGGACCAACCCAAGTGCCAGAGCAGTAATCATAAGTAGCTTGACATATAGTGTCCCACTCATTTTCACAACAGTAGTCATCAACTTCTAACACCCAAGCATAACAAGGATCGTTTAACCAATAAGGCTCACCAGGACCAGTTATACAATTTGCCGCATACAAGCATGCCAAGGAATCGTTAACGTTAGCATCGAAGTTATAGTTGTACGCGTTGATGTCCATACATCCTTCAACCACAGCCACACACGAACCATTATCAGTATTAGCTTCTGGATTATAATTAAAGGCAGAACTATCAGTACAACCATAAATGTAAGGAATACAGCTAAAATCTTCTGTGTTAGCTTGTGGGTTGTAATTGAGCATAGAAGGGTCAGTACAGCCGTAGATAAAAGGTATACAAGAGTTATTGTCAACATTTGCGAGAGGATTAAAATTAAACATAGTGCTATCGGTACAACCGTAAACAACCTCTTCACAACTACCGTTATCAGTATTAGCTAGCGGATCGTAATTAAATGCTACAGGATCTGTACAACCATATATATAAGGTATACAAGTATCATTTGCAGTTGCTTGCGGATTATAATTATACATAGTTGGATCCATACAACCATATATATAAGCAACGCAACCTCCGTTATCAACATTAGCAAGTGGATTATAATTATACATTGTATCGTCCATACAACCAAAAACTGCTAGAGTTAAGCAACTGTCTTGAATATTAAAATCAGTATAATAACCATTAGTAGTATCTACGTGATACTCTAAATATGCTGGTGATATACAACCAGGATAATAGTAACAAGGTAAAGCAGTATTAGCCGTGTCTACATAATTAAAAGCTGTACTGTCCATACAGCCAAATATTTTTTCTTCACAGATATTACCACAATAAGTATTACCTGTGTATTTTTTAAATGGTATAATAAAAGGTGGTTGTACGCTTAAAGCAGTATCACCTTCAGGTCCTATTAAAGTAAAACCACACTCAGGAGCTGTAAGCTGTGCTTGTTGTGTTACAAAAAGCTTTGCGTATACAGGTGCTGGTGCATATAAACCTAAATTTTCTATTTGATTAAATGATTGTGAAGTCATATAAAACTCCATTGTATCAGCATCTTGCCATATCTCTAATCTTGTACCTACCCAACCGTTACCAGCAAGATCGTGTAATATTAAAGTATAACCACAAGAATCAATGTTTTCCATTGTATTTGCTGTAGGACTGTAATTGTACATTGTACTATCAGTACAGCCATAAATTTTTAGAGTTACACAGCTACTGTCATCTATTGTAGCTAACGGATTATATTCTACATAATCATCGTCCATGCAACCATATACAGGTGGTGGAGGTACACAAGTATCAGACATAAAAACATGACTTGTGTCGTTACCAAAATTAGCAACATCACCAAAAACTACTGTATCGTTACCGCATTGTATAACATAATAAGATCCGTCTTGACCACCCCATAAACTACCAGCAATACCATCACCATAACTATCATAAATAGTAAATGTTAATTCACCAACAGGTAAACAGTTAGCTATAAATTGTGGTTGGTAGTTAGGTACATTATTATAAGGACCTCCTGATAGTAATACGTTACCTAAACTATCTTTTATATCCCAAGTTGTTTCACTAGGATATTGATCTAAGTTTATATTAACAAGTGTAGGTACACAAACAGGTGGTGCAGGTGGTGGACAAGGTAGTATGTGAACAACAGTATCTAATTGTGTAAACGGTACACCTTGTAATTGCAAATCAAGTATTAAACCTTGACAAGCGTTACCCATTTTAAACCATGCAGGCTGTTGAGATGTCCAGCCATCACCATAAGCATCTGTAAGTGTTACAGTGTAATGCCCAGTGTCTAATGGTAGTATAGTATCTAAATATTCATACGGCACGCTAGGTGTAACGAAAATGGCCGTATCGCCATTGTTATTAGATACCATAAAGAAGTTTGATTCTGACGGTCCATAAAAATCAAATTTAACTTGGAGATGTACCCAAGACTGCTGTGCTAATATATTTAGCGGTAATAATAATAATAATAATAATTTTTTCATTCTCTTATTTTAATTGTAATGTCGTGTGGCGCATATTCATTGCCACCGAAATATGGATATAAATAATATCTTCTAACTAAACCCCAATAACCTTCTGGTCTACGCCTAACTTCTGTAGTATCACCATTTATAACTATAATATAATAAAAAGTAGTTATATCAATAGTAGCATTATATATTTCGTTTGGCTCTATAGTTCTTATTGTAGCAGAGCTGTGTCTACCTTCTTCATGTCTCAACCAGCACAACTCAATTTCTCCACGTACATATCTCCAACCAAGCCTTATAGAGTATTTTTGATGAAGCTTACCGAAGTCACTCATGCCATAAATTTTGTTAACGTCGGTTTGGTTTTCAGGCACTTCGGAATAATATATTGCTGATTCGTCAAGAATAAAGTCAAATGTAATCCTTGAGTTGTCTGGGTGATTTATAAATGTACCAGAGCTATGTTCTCCTTTTGGTATAATATATGTTCTAAAACCTAGATCATCAACTTCTTTGCTGCAAGATATAAAAAATAATAGTAATAATAATTTACGAAACATTACTGCTAGAGTCTCTTCGTCTACCCATACCGACTTTGTTCTTTGCAGCTACTACTTTTCTCTTTTCACCTTTACTCATTTGACCCCAAGTTTTAGGCGATTTACTATTTACAGACTTTGATGGTCTACATACTTTTGTTGATTTGTTTTTTTCTGATCCACAAACGTTACCTTTATTGTCTTTCCACTCTTCTTTAAACCAGCGTTTTAGGTTTAAACCAGCTTGAGTTTTACGTACTTTTAAGGCACTAGGCCCTTTCATTACAAAACCCATTATCCTATGTTACCTCCTCTTTTTCTACACTTAGCTATATAACCACTTGCATAAGCAGATGGAAATACATCATACTTAGCTTTAGCTTTGTAATAACATTTGTCTTTTTTCTTAGCTGGTGAGCTGTACTTAGCAGGCTTACTAGTGCAATGCGCATCTAGCGGCGAGTTAACATGTTTAACACCATAAGTTTTACACGGTACTTGTCCACAACCACAGTTCATGTACATTGATGGACCTTTCATTTTAAATCCCATATTATTTATTTTTTACCTTTATGTTTTCTGCAGAAATTAGCTGCAGCTTCTCTACTACCAAATCCCCATTTTTTTAATGCCATAGCGTAAGGTGTTGGTTCACCGTTTGGTTTTTTCATGCTACCTTTCATGCCAGCAAATCTACAAGCAAAACTAACTCTACGTGGGTTTGTACCACTAGTTTTTCTATCACCAAGCGTTTTACCTGTTTCAGACTTGTGTTTAGCTCTCATTTTTCTATTTCTTCTTTCGTATGCTTCTTCTGTTATTTTAACAGCACCTGCTTTTTTACAACTACCAGGCGAACAAGCAGCTTTACCTTTTACTCTTTTATAACCAGGCCAGCAATTACATTTTTTGGCTAAAGGCGAATGATCGTAACCTTTTTTACCATAAGCTATATGCTCTTCGTAAGTGTTAGCCATTACGCTTTTACCGTCCTTGTACATTTTGTGTGGCTTAAATTTATCTTTACTCATCTTAAAAATCACTCATTAATTGATTGTCTATTTCTTCTTGTATTTCTTCACGTGTTGCTACCATTTTAAAACTAAGATCAGCTTGAAACCTAGCAACTTCTTCTCCATCTTTAAATATAATTATAGTAGGTATAACTGCAATTTTATGTTTTTTAGCTAAGTCAGCATTTTTACCTATATCTACAAACGATATAGTTTTGCAGTCTTTTAGGTCCATGACCCAAGGCACTTCATTAGCTTTATTCCACTCAGCATTAAACTGAGATATTTGTATTTGACCAAACGCGCTGTTACATAGCAGCATTAATATTACAATATATTTCATCTGTTGTATAGTTTGTCTTCTATTTTTTCTAACGTTTCTTTTATTTCTTCAACGTCTTTCTGCGTGTCCATAATAGTGTTGCGTATCATTTGATCTTTCATGTCAAACTCCATGCGTGTAACTTCTGGTGTTGAAACTGGCAACTCTTTTGCTTCTGCAATATCAGCCTGCAGTGTAAACCACATACCTATTAAAGTAGATAAAGCTACACCTATTGCTATTAATGTTTTTATACTTACTGTAAAACCAGTGTTTTCGTTTAATTCTTTTGCCATTATTAAAATATTGTGTAGTTAATTCCAAACTTAAAGTCGTACCACTCTCTGTTCCAATATTTGTAATACTTACCTTCAAAGAAATAACCTAGATTTTTACTTTGTTTTATACCGTAAATTAAACCTGCAGAATAATCATACCACTGATCACCATCGTTAAAGTTGTGATATGAAAACTCATTACCACTATCATAATGATAAGGCATAACATTAGCCCAAGCATGTAACCAATTTGATTTACTATATCTGTAATAATCAAAACCAACTACTATTGAGTGTTGCATTATTCTATCAAGCTCATTACGTTTTCTTTCACTGTAGTCTGATAAAACTTGTGGTATAACTACACTTTCCCAAACCTCAGCACTTGTAGCTACAACCTCACCATTTGGATCTGTGTATATTGAATTAGCTACGTCTACATTATAACCTTCTTGTAAAGCTAAATAAGTATAATGCAAGTTACCATTTGACAATATCCACTCATCTAAAGGGTTGTAACCGTAAGGCTCAGCTAATCTATGCGCTAAACCTATATTCCATGATAAGTTTTTATGTTTTCTATATCTATATCTTTCTGACGCTTCAAAGTATTTTACATCAGCAAAACCATCTTCTAAATATTCTAGCTTTAATGCAAAAAAGTTTATACATAATTCATCAGCACAACCATCATCAGAACTCCATCTCATAAAATGGTGTTGATCCATATAATCTACACCTTCTTGTCTTTTATAATCTACTTCAAATAAATATTCTAAACCTCTAACTTTACCAACTGTAGCAGCGTCACTATAATTAGTTTCAGTACCATCGTAAAAAGACTTACCTTTACTTTCATAACCAAACCTAGCTATTTTACGAAGACCAACTGTAAAGTTATAGTCATAAGGAGTTGATATTGTACTTGTAGACAAACCATTATCTACAGAAAATACCTCAACATCTGACAAAGATGTACCACCATTTACCGCGGCGTAGAACGTGGAAAATTTTAATAACGATTGTAAGTCTACATCTTGACCACAGCAAGTCTTTGAAGTAGAGCAAGATGTTATTATTATTAATAGTAATATTAGTATTTTCTTCATATCTTTTTAATCACTTGTAAATTTAAAATTTTACTGGTGAGCATAGCACTTGCCAGATTTATTTTCAGTTCTATTTTTACATCTAGGTCCTTTACCTTTTCTAGTACGGGCAGAGCATTGAACTTCTCTTGCTTCTTTTTCTTTTCTTAATCTTTCTTGTTCTTTTGCTTGTCTTCTTAACTCTTCAATTTCACCTCTAGCATTTATAACCTCTTGATTTCTTACACCAACATCCCAAGTGTTCCAACCAAGTAATAAAGCTATACGCTGCCAGTTATCGTTGTTACTATTACCAACTTCACGTAAGTTCATAATTTTCTTATATAATCTATCTGTAGGTATATTTGTTAAAGCAGATATTGTTTGAGTAACAGGCGACCATATTGGATTGTCTATATCAAAAGTATCCATGTGATCAATCTCTCTACGTTTAAACTTATAAGTTCTAAGACCAGTATTTACTTTTCTAACTTTACTACCAACAGGTGGTGACAACTGTAACATCTCAAGTATTATTGCAGCTGTATCCATACGGAAACCTTTTTTATCTTCTTCAGCAAATTTAAGAATCATATTTTTAAGTGTAGACGCAATAGCACCAGCAACCCCAATACCACGTAATATAGAGTCTATAGATCCGTTTACTAATCTAAATGTTGCCCTTTCTTTTTCTGCTGCTCTTTCACCCTCAGTTTTTTCTTCATCATCATCAAACATAAATCTAAACAGAGCTTGTTGTAGCGCGCCGAATATTAGGTTTTGTGCAGCGCCATAGTATAGTATTTTTGATATATTTGATTTAGCATCACCTCTACCATTTTTAAGATCAAGAAAAGCTTTTTTAGTTAACCTAGCATACTGCATTGGTGTATTTTGAAAAGCAAGTATTAATCTACCTAGTGGTGAAGCTTGTTGTGATGAAATCATATCAGGTCTAGAAGATTGTTGAGTTTCTTCAGTTATCTTTTGAAAGTCTGTAAAAGCTTGAGCCTCTGCTTCTGCTTTTGACATACCACCTTTCATTAATGACTTAATTCTATTTCTATAAAAAGTAGCACCACCGGAAGCAATAGCAAAGCTATCAGCTATTTGCGTAGGTAAAAAACCAAACTCTAATAATTTTTGTAATAAACCACTAACACCTCCTTTTTTATACGCTTGTGCTATTTCGTTTTCACTAACAGACCTTCTATTACCAGCACGTCTTTGCTTAAGCATATCAGAGTTAAATAAAAACGTAAAGTCTTTCCAAAACTGTTTTTGATTAGCAAATGCTGCTGCAGCTTTTATAGGATTATTATCTGACCAGTTTATAAAGTTTACTGTTGATAACGTCTGTAACACAGCAGATCTACCGTTAAAGAACATGATAGCTCCAACAGAGTTGTTAACCCAGTTTGTAAATTGATTAGTTAGTTTATTACCTCCAAAGTTTCTGTTAGTACCATTTTCCATACGCCACAATATATCTTCCATAGCATCTCTCCAATTAGTACCAAGCGCAGCTTCTAACTTGTTCATTAAAGGTCCATCTAATCTACCATTTTTCCAGTCACCAAATAGTTTTTTTCTATTTTCAATAAACTCAGTAAGCATACCAGTTCTATTCTCACCCATAGTTATACCATGTAAATCTTGTGGTATTGAACTAGTCAACCAAGCGTCTGTAGGCTCTATATAACTAGGTGATTTAACTATTTTAGTAATATTATCAGCGTACTCTTGTAGCTCAGGCTCTTTGTTTATTTCTTTTAATATAGCTTTTTTATCAGCTTCAGATATTCCAGGTATTTCAACACCAGCTTTGTCCCACATGTAAACTCTTAATCCTTGATCGTAAGTAAACTCTGACCCAGGCATTTTCTTTTTTAGTTTTTTCTTAACTTTAGGAAAAGCTTTGTTTAAGTTTTTAAGGTCACCAGCTAAACCTTGCGCCATGTTTTCTATTTGTTGCATACCTCTTGAATATGGATCAAACAGAGCGTCTTTAAAAAACTGCATATCAGCGTCACCTTTAGCACCTTTACCTAGTATTGGGTATATTAAACCTTTAAAATCCTCTGCGCTAGGTGGTATAAAGAATTTATACTTACCTTTTTTACCACCAACAAGCTTTGCTTTTGCGTCAGAATAATCTTTATACTCTGCAATACCTAAGTTTCTTGAAATCATTTCATTTAACTTAGCAGGATCAGCTTTACTTCTTAGCGTTGTTCTTGCTTGCCTTACTTTTGACTTAACATCAAACTGATCTAGTATATTTTTAACAGCTTGTACATTTTTTAGTGCATCATCAGCAAAGTAAAAATCGTTATAACCTTCAGCAGCTTTATCAGCAACCCACAACGCTTTAGCTTCAGACGTAGAATTACCAAGACCAGTTATATTTTCTATAGGTATGTTTAAACCATTGTCTTTTAAAAACTTGTGTATAGCTTTTTGAGCTGCAGCAGGTCTAGCTGTTAATATAAATATATCATTAGTACCAAACTTGTCAGCAAGCTTTTTAGCTTTTTCAAACAGCGGTGCAATTTTACCATCAACAACTTTGTTAAATTGTGAAAAGTCAAATGTATAACCAAGATCAGCTAAGTTTTCATATTCAGCAGCATATTCCGCAGGTGTTAATGTACCTGTTGTACCGTCTGGTCTTGTAAACTCAACTAGTGATTTGCTAGTAGCAAGTGTATCATCAAAATCTAATATACTTATACCTTTGTTTTCTACATCTAAATACTTTTGCTCTAACGCTTTGCTTATTATATTGTCTTTTTGTATATTTTCTTTTGATTTTAAAACTTTTCTAGCTTCTTTTTCTGCTATGTAGTCTGCGGCTGGCTTACCAGACAAGTGTATTATTCTACCTAATATTTCTCTTTTTTGATTTTCGTTTAAGTCTTTGCTATTTTCTATAGCTAAAGTTATTCTCTTGTCACCTTCTTTGCTCATTTGCCCAAGCTCAGCATCAAGCACTTTGTCTGTTAAAAACTTAGGACCCATAAATTGAGTATGATTTTCTACTATTTCATAAAACTTTGCTTCTGTTAAAGTGTTGGTAGCTATAGCATTTAAAAGCTCAGCCATAGTGTCACCATTAGCACCTAAGTGTTCTCCTTTTACAAGCAAATCATCATATGTATCTAGTTGAGCTTGATATTCGTTGCCTGGATTTTTCTCTCTGTTTATAGCTAGTCTTTCTTTATAGAAGTCGTATTTACTTAATCTATTAACAAACTCATCATATTGCTTTTTACCTTCTTCGGTATTAATATCTTTAGTTGGTTTTTTTGGACTATCTGCTTTTGTGTTATCAATAAAGTTTCCGTGCATAAAGTAATCTACTTTACTTAAACCTCTAAAGCCTTTAGTTGCAGAGCTTTGTAATTGAAACAGGGTAACTAAAGTTTCTGGCGACATCTTTACGTCTGTACCATTGTATGCTTGGTCTATTTTAAACACAATAGACTTCATGACATTTATGTTTGAAACATTTGAAGCTTGTAAATCATCTCTTACTTTGTCTAAATGGTCTATAGATTCTTGAAGTGTATTCTCTGTATGCATTATTGGAGAATACATGTTTCTAAACTTTGTAGTATTTTTGTTTATTAAAATACTATCTTTTGCTACTCTAGCTATATCAGGGTTTGGTCTAACTAAACCTTGTAGCTGTTCTAAATCTGGATAATATCTAGCAGGTCCACTACCATCTTTCTGCTCTTTAGCTGCGTTCAACATTCTATTGTATAAGCCTAATATGTCAAACCCACCTAGTAGCTCAACTTCTTGTGGACTAAAAGGAAAGAAAGTTTGAAAGTCTTTTATTTCTGCAATATAAGCATCTCCTTTTTCAGTATCTATTACTCTACCTTTTCCTTTAACTTTACTAGTTATTTTGTAACCCTTGTCTCTTATAACTTCTCTAATTATATGAGGTGTGTCTTTGTCACTAACTAAACGTTTTAAAAATTTAACGTTGTCTTTAGTAATACCTTTGTGATATAGTTCTTTTGATAAATGATCTATTAAAGGTCTTGACTCTACAGGTACTGCGTTAATAGCAGATCTAGCTTCTTTACTGTCAATACCATTTCTATAAATACTGCTTACAGCTTGAGACACCGCTACAACATCAACACCAGCCATATAAGAAGACATACTTACGTTTCTACCTTCCTCACTTCTAAGAACAACACCTCTTTCAACTTGCTCTATAACTTGTGCTGTTAAACTATCAGCTAACTCACCGTGTAAAAGTTCTTGTCTAGATTTAAACATTTTAGCTATATCGCTATCGTTTTCTATATTAGCTCTAAACTGTTCTAAACCTATTTCTTGAGCCATAGCTCTAGTTAAAGTATCAAGACCACCTCTTCTAAGCTCTGTCATTGTAGTACCATTAAAAAACTTTTTAATAATATCTACAGAAGTTATATCAGCCATTGCATTAGGATTACGTCTGATTTTTTGTTTACCATCAGTCATACCTTTATAAGGACCTTCTTCACTTGATCTGTAAAAATCTACTTGACCTGGCTTTGTACCTTTAGTTCTACCAACATGATCTGTTGTCCACACTTTAGTACCATCTTCTTGTATAACTAGTTTTTCTACAGCCTTAGGCATGTTTTTAGCTAACCAAGTAGTCGGCATGTGTTTTAATATAAGAGCTTTATGTTTAGGATTTTTTAACCACATCTCTACTTCTTGTGGTGTTTTACCCATAGCAGCTTCTATAGTTTGCTGTATAGGATTTTTTTCTTGATAAAATAATTTTTTTAATTCAGAAACTAAAGGACTAACTGTAGCATTTTTTCCTTTTTCAGCTGTAACACTAGGTAGAATACCTCCTAAATTCAACTGGACGTGATCTAAGACAGTTTTTAATCCTTCTGGTGTTAATGCTAAGCCGTCGGTAAAATCAGTAGCTCCTTCACGAATATTACCAATTTCATCTATTTCTACATCTGTATCGTCATCAGCAAGAACTCTGTTAGCATTATCTAAATCTGTTGTAAACACTTGTTCAATACCTAGTCTTTCAGCCAAACTGTTTGCTCTAAGGTTTAATCTATTACTAACAAACGAGTCTAAACTTTGCTTAGAAGGGTCGTATTCGTTTTGTATCATGGTAACAGCTTCTGAAAACAAACTGTCTATATAATCTTTTCTTGTTACACCTTTTCTATTTTCAGAGCTAATAGGATCAAATAATCTTTTAGCTATATCATTCATTATACCACCTATTTCATACTCTAAAGCACTTACTTGATTAGCGTCACCAGTCATTGGTTCGCCATTGTAATCAACTTTAAGCATATTGTCAAGCATAGCTTTAACATCAGCTTTAGTTGCTTTTTTACCTCTATAACCTTGCTCTAACACACCTTGTAAGTTACTAGATCTTTTTACAGTTCTACCATCTTCAGTTTGTAAATCTTTACCTTTTCTGTTGTCTATTCTTCTTTTAGTTAACTTACCAACCTCACCTTTGTCAAAAGACTTCATGTGATCTGCTAAATAAGCAGCTGCATTTGCGGGTGAATCTGTTTTAAAGTCAGCGTTAATTATACCACCAGCTCTTTGTAAAATTGTAGGTTTGTTAGAATATAACTTGTCTTTGTATTTTTTGTACTGTTTTCTTTGTATAGCATCTTGTACGTAGTTACCATATTCTTGATGAGCTATTTTTGGTTGTTGCTCCCATGGCAATGGCATACCGTTTTTGTCATATAGTAAATGCTTGTTACCCTGTAATCTTTGCATTGCCTCAACATGTATAGGTGCTGCGTTTTCAGCTGTCCATGTAGCTAAATTACCAGAATACTCTATTAACTCTTGAGTGTCAAAAGCTTTAGCGTCTGTAGCATGTTTTACCTCGTGTGAAAATACAGTACCTTGTGTTAAGTTACCTTCCTTAAGATTTTTAGCCGCAGCCTTAGCGTCTGTAACAATATACTTACCACCAACAATAACACCAAAACTTTCTCCAGACTCTACTTCAGCTATAATATCATCAGCGCTTTCATTTGGACCAAGCTCACCATTTTCCTCCATCTGACGTATATCTTCAACAAAACCTTTGTCACTAACTTGAACCACCTGTAAACCTTGTAATCTTTTATCACCTAAAACTGATTTAGCATTTATTTCTTGATCTATATTTCTAGATATAGCTTCAGCTTTAAAACCACCAAACAATCTACCGTAACGAAGATAAGCTTCGTCTTCAGCTTCTCTTTGTTGTTTAGTTCTTCTTTTATCTCTCATTATATCAACGCCGCCGTATAGCTGTGTTTCAACCATAGCTTTTATACCTTTATCTTTTTTAGCGTCTTTTATAAATCTATTTTCTATTTGTCTTTTTGCCTCTTGATGAACTCTTGTAGCTCTTTGCTGGTCATTCATTTTTTTATAATCAGCATCAGTCTTCATTAATCTATTATGAATACGAGTACCTCTGCTACCCCAAGCTCTATGACCATCTTTGTAATCTACACTTTCAAGTAACTTTTGTCTTCTTTCCTTAGCATCAGCTAATCTATTATCATAGCTTTTTTTCTTATCACCTTTTAAACTATCAGAATATTCTTTAACTTTTTTATCGATAACAGCTTGTGAATCACCAGGCGTAACACCAGCTTCGTAGTTTAGCTGATCCATTACCATACCGTTTTTCATTAAACGCTCAAGGCCTTTAGCACCCATTAACATACCAGTCATTTCCATACCGTCTGTAAGAGTTGCTAGTTTGCTTTTTTCTTGGTTTAAGTCATATGTTATTAAGTCTATATCTGACTGTGTTAGATTAGCATCTTTAAGCTGGTTTTTATATTTATTAATTTGATCTTTAGTTTCAAAATATATTTTTCTATTATCAGCCGTGTTCATACGCTGCATGATAGAGCTGTAAGCTAAACTAGGCCCGTTCATTGCACCAGCAGTTAAAACAGAAGCCGCTATAACATCACTCCAACCTTCAGTCAAATCCATGTCTCTATCAAGAAATATAGACTCAGAAGCCATATCACCAAGGTGTATTAAGCTTTCTTCAGCAACTTCACCAGCAGTTCTTTTAACACCCTCACCAACTATACCAGCATAATAAGCAAAATTCTTTTTAGTAACAGCTGCTAATATATCATCTGCTTGTGATGTACCTATAATACCTTTCATTAATTTACTAGCGTTAGGTATTGTACCTAAAGCAAACGCTACACCACCTTCAATAACACCAGCCGCTATAGATGCTTTAAGTATATCATTACTTGACATACTACCTAAAGCTTTTTGCTCTTCAAGATTAGCTTTTGTGTTTATATAATCCTCGTAATCCATGTAGTCTTTGTTGAGCTCTAACATGTCAAGCTGTCTTTTCGCCTCTTCAGCTGCACCGGCTTGTATTGTTAAGTCAGCATACTTAGATGTACCAGAGTTAATACCAAAAGCACTAGCTGTTAAAGCGCTGGCCACAGTAGCGCTAGCACCAAAAGCGGTACCAACACCCTGGGTAGCGACGGCCAGCATTACGTTTGGAGCTTGTTGTGCTAAAGTTATTAAACTGTATCTACCTTTTTGACCTGTTGCTAAAGATGTATTATAATCTAAAACAGCCTCGTAAGCATCAGCGCCGGCTTGTCTACTTTGATGCATGTTTATAGCATTTTCACTACCAAACAACATAGGTACAGAATAACCTATACTAGCACAAGCACTGTTAAATTGATCTAGCATTATATTACCAATGTCACCTTCTCTGTTAGCAACGTCTTGTATTTGTGAGTGTTCTTGATTAGTTTTTAACCAGTTTTTATATCTATTACTTTCAACAGTTATAGTCGTATTATATTTGTCAAAAGTTTCTTTTTCTCTTTTTCTAATTTTGTTAAACATTGGTTGGTATTTTTCTGCATTATCACCTTTAGCAATATACATATTCATACCTTTTTCGTCTTTTTTAACCTCAACAGTTACTCCTTCTTTTTTAGCTTTTTTAAATATATCTAAAGCATATCTATAGTCTTCATCGCTTTCTCTTTTAAAATCCCTTTTAGCGTTATCTAAATTAGTGTTTATAGCTTCTTTTTGCTTGTATAAGTTTTCTACTTTAACCTCACCATCTTCACCCTCAACAGCCACTATACCTGCTCTACCATTATATCTTACTATTAACTGATCATCACCTTCTCTTAATCTTTCAGCGTACTCTGCGTTCCAAACTTTTTGATTATCTAATAAGTTTTGCTTGTCTATAGATTTATTAATTTGATCTTCTGAATTTTCTTTTGCTTTATCAAATATAATTTTACCTTCATCACTTAGTAAATTTCTAACCTCTTCAGAAAACAAAGTGTCAACTCTTTGCTGTTCCCAACCATCAACAGGCTCAAACTCACCATCATCAGAAATAATAGGTTTGTTTAAATGGTTGTTAAGCACTTTAATGTCTTCTTCTGAAGCGCCTTTCATAAGTATCTTAACATCGTTATATTTTTGTTTGGATTTTGCATAGTTTGTTTTTGACAAAGATCTTTCAACACTATACTGTGGGTCTTGTTGTATGTTTTTTCTTATTTTGTGTTGACGCATAGCGGTCTCGTGCGCCATTTCAGAAAACTTAATTCTCTGGTCTTCAGTATAATTATCTCTATTAGATAAATACTGTTGCAGCTCTTGTGGATCAAACTTACCTTCTATAGGTACACCATCTTTGCTTATACCATAAAGTTGGTTTTTACCTCTTTTTTGATTATATAAAGGGTAAATGTTAATACCTATTTCATTATAACCTTTGTTAGCTCTAGCTAAATCATCTCTTTCAATAGCATTTGGAACAAAAAAGTTACCTTGAGTATCTACACCTGTAAACAGGTTCATACCAATACCGTTCTTTTTTATAACCTCTTGTTGACCTTTAGCCCATTGGTTAAAAACATTAAACTGATCTACGGCTTTTTGCCTATCCGCTTCTCCATTAGGATTTAAATTAATTTTCGTAGCAAAACCGTCCTCACCTGTTATTATAATCTCGTTACCACCAGTACCACTAGCTTGTACTGTCATACCAACTCTTGGGTAAAGTTTTTTCAACTCAGCTACTATTTGATCCTCGTCTTTATTAACCCAAGTTTTTACATTATCAGGGTGAAAATCATTTGTATAACCAAGCTTTGCTACTCTTTCCTTTTCTGCTAACTCTAACTTTTCTATTTCAGTATTGTTTTCTTTTACCTCTTTCTTTTCTTTTTGTGTAGGTACAGTTGGTTGTGCCGCATAAGCAGCCTGCCTTCTTTGTATAAAAGCATCGATCATAGCTTTAGCTTGCGGTATAGGAACTCTATCCGCTTTCATTTTTGCTATTGCGTCTTTTAATATTTGTTGATCTTGAGGATTTAAATTCATTAGCTACCGAAGTATTGTTTGTTTAAGAGGTCATAATTTCTTTCATTTGCTTGAGCCACGTCTTCTCTTGTACCTCCGTAATTTTTTTCTAATATAGATGTATAGTAGTTACCAACAGCTTGCTTGGTAATACCTTCGTTATAATTTTTATTTTCTGGATCTGTTAACGCTGAAAATATTTTATCACTATCTTCTTGTGATATAAGTTTAGCTTCTTCCATAGATATTTTACCATCACCATCTGTATCATAAACTTGACCAGTGGAAGAAACAGTGTCAATGCCTAAAGCTTGGTATGACAATCCACTAACATAATTTTTAATGTTTTCAGCCATAGTAGCTTCACCTGTAAATACATTGTCGTTTAATATAGACTGTATATTAGATGTTTCTAGAATTTGCATTACCTTTCTGTTTGTTGCTTCTTTATTAAAAGGCTTGTATTTGTTATCGTCTGTGCTTAACCCTTCGTTTATAGCAGCTTCTTGCATTAAAACTTCGTTTATACCTAGTAAATCATTATGAGTTGCAACATCTCTTTTAGCGTTGTCTAGTATTTTTTCAAGATCACCTTTGCTGTATAATTTACCATCAGGACCTTTTATTTTAGACACACCGTCTTCAAACACAACTTCAGTATTAGAATCTAATATAGAGTTTAACAAGTCTTGAGTGTCCGCGTCTAACCCTTTTATTAAGTTTGGCATAGCTTTACCATCAACACTTTTAGTATCTATAGTTGTAGCAACATCTTTTCTAAAATCAACCCAAGTTGCAGTTGTTGCACTTAAGTCGTTTAACTGTCCTAATATTTTTTGCTCTAAGTCTTTATCACCGCTTTGAACAGCGTTATCGTATTCATTTTGTAATCTTTCTACTTCAGGTCTATAAGCGTTTAAATAGTTTTCATTTAATCCACCGCTTCTATCTAATACTTTAGTAGCAAGATCTTGTCCTATTTTTTTACTATTAGATATTCTTTGAGCTTCTGTTTTAGCATCAGCTTCTCTCTTATTAGCTAAATCAGTACCTAGTTTATTAAGGTCTTTGCCAACCTTACCTAAAACATCAGAAACTCTACCTTTGCTTCCTTCTTTTAAAGCTTCTGACATTACACCTTGTCTATATGCGTTTACTAAATTTACATTCATATCTTTATTGTTGTTGTTTCCAGAAAGGGTTTTGGAAATCCATTTTACCTCCAACACCACCTGTTAATGCATTAGTTACTCCACCTGCAGCACTTGTTATTCCGTCCCACTTTTGTTGATTAGCCATTTGCTCTTTCATGTTTGCTGCTTGCATATCTGCAGCATCCATACCCATAAGCGTAGCTATTTTGTTTTCTTCTGCAGCTCTTTTTTGTAATTCACCTCCTATTTGCATGTCTTGTATTCTACTAGCCTCAGCTCTTTCTAATTGTTGATTTTGAGCTTCTTGTTTACCAATAGACACAGAAGCAGTTCTAGCATCCATAGCACCTTGGTTAGCCAGTGTTTGTGCTAATGCTGCTATACCAGAGCTACCTGCTGATTGCTTCATTTGACTTAATATGTTTGCTTGGTTTTGTTGCTGTTGCTCTCTCATGAACTCTGCTTCTTGCTGGTTGACTGTTAGGTCTTCCATTTTATTTTCCATGTTCAAGAAAGGATTACTAGTGTCTAAAGCTGCAAACTCGGCTTTTCTTTTATTCATTTCTGCCTTTGCCGCAGCAGCTTCAGCCGCAGCAGCTTTTTCTCTTTTATTAGCACCAATAGCTTTAGCTACACCAGCACCTACTGTTACAGCAGCAGCACCGACTAGTAAAAAACTCATAGTTTATTTATTTTTATTAATGTATTCTTCATATTCTTTTATGTCTTTTGCAACAATATCTTTTTCTAATTGTTGTATATCTTGTGTGTTTGTTGGGTTTTTATGTACGTTTACAAATATACTGTCTTCATTAGCGTATATAACTCTTTTAGTTCCTGGCTTAGCAACTACATAGCAAGGTGAAATATAATCTTCAATACCATTTTCTGTTGCTACAGATATACCGCCTGATAGTAAAAACCAAACATGTAAGTGTTTGTGTATAGCTCCTACAACAATTGAACCCCGTGTCATAGACATTTGTCTTACATATATACCATCTGCAAAAGTATGTTTTAAAGGAAAGTGTTTAGAATCCTGATGAGTAACAATATTAACTTCATCAGCTTTAGTTATCAAAGCCTCTTGAAAATCTAAGATTTTCTTACGACTAGATAATTTTATATCTTTATTCATATTTAATTTAATTATAATTAAATAATCACACTTTTTTTGCGTTATTTACTACTTTCAAATATATCTACAGCAACTCCAAACAATTCTGATGTTATCGTACTACTATTTTTCATTTTAACCTCAGCATAGTAGCCTAAAACACTACTTAAATTTGCTTTATTATCTTTCATAAAAAATATATAAGAATTATTTGGTGGTGTTGCTAAATGGTTTTGTATTGTTATAGTGTTACCACTCACAGCAGTTATTGTTCCAATACCAACAATATTAGATTGTGTTGCTACAGAAAAACTACCAGAAGATGATGTAGGCACATAGTATGCAAAGTCACCTACTTGGCAAGATACGTTTAATGGTTGACTAAATGTTAATGTTACTGGCATATTATGATATTGTTATAAAATTAGGTTGTAATACAAGGTTACCATCAGGTATTAGTGATGTTGATTTTCTACCGTACTTTTTAATTCTAAATGTACCAGTTACTGTTACCACTGTAGCTGCTTCGTTTATAGTTGCCGTAGCAGTTTCTAAATCATAAATATAATCACTAGTAAATTCTATTGTAGAATCTTGAGGTAGCGTAGCATTAGTTGCAACAGCTAAAACAACACTTGTGTTAGTGTTTACAGTTGCTACTTTTGTACCTGCTGGTATACTAGCGTTAGTTGCTATCATACCAACTTTTATACCTGTTGTATCTGCTATAGGTAAAGTTGTAACCCCAGAGTTTTGATCGTTATCAACATAAGCCTTTGTTAAAGAACCTACAAAATCTCTTGAGTTAGGTTGTCTGTCAAGCGTCATTGTACCAGACTGCTTTGTGTATGTAAATGTAAATGTTTTTAAACCTGATTTACTACCCATTTCTGTCAACTCTATATTGCTATGTATAGTTGTGCTACCAGAAGAAGCTAGATTTGTTTTAGTACCAGGAGTAAATGTTTGATTACCTGTTTCATCTAAAACTGTAAAGTTTAATTCGTTGATAGCATCAGGTGCTGTGCTACCAATAGGTAGTGTTCCAGCAGAACATATTACACTGTAAGTGCCTGCGCCGTTACTAGGTATAACTACAGAAAACTCTTTTTCAAATATACCTGCAATATTACTTTCATCTGAAGCGGCAAAAGTTTCTGTTGATACATTACCACTTCCTTCACCAATAGCTTCAAAAGTTTGGTTTGTAAAGTTGTAGGTAGACTCAATAGCATTTCCAGCAGCGTTTAGCTTAGCAATTTTTAATCCAAAGTTACCAGTTGCGTTTGATCTTATTGTTATACCTTGACTACTATTTATTCTAGCAGTAGTTGGCGTAGAAACTGTCGTTACTCTATTAGTAATTGTTGGTAAGTCTTGAACTTCGTAAGTAAACCTAACATCGTGTAATAAGGCGTCAAAGTCTGATGGATCTGGGTCTAAGCCAGAAACTCCAACAGGTGGTTGATAATTTATTTCTATTACAGAGCTTTGTATTCTCGTTGTTTGACCAGTAGCAGTATGCATTGTATCTACTTGGTTAAACGTGTAGTAGTTTTCATAACCAGCGTTTGCACTTAATGGGTTCCAAAACACATTAACACCTTTGTTACTACCAGGTAAAGGATTTAGATGACGATCACCTGTAGCAGCAATAGTATACTTAGCTACAGTTGTTGTTTGATTATTTGCAACAGTACCAGTATGTTTATCTGTTGTAGTTGTGCTAGCATAACCATTAGCATTTGTTTTTGTTATACCAGATATAGTTGTATTGTTAACTGTAGAGTTTGCTTGAGGTGTATAACTAACTCTAACAACAGAACTTCTATTAGCAGAGTTAGAACTTACAGAAGCATTGTGATCAACATCTACATAGATATTTTTGTTTGCGCTAGGCATTGTAAATGAGTTATAAAATATTAAAGCTTGTACAGTGTTACCAGGGTCTCCAGCTATACCGTTATTTCTAAACTCTACTTTAGAAACTTCAGGATCACCATTCCAACCTCCTGCAGCTGTATAAATATAAACTGTTGAATTACCAGAGCCGCTTGTTGTAGCTGTACCACCTGGAACTGAAAAGTCTGCCGCATCTAAATCTATACCAGAATAAACCGTTTGGCCTGATGAGTTTATAACTTGATTAGTTAAATTAGCGTAAACACTACCTGTGCCAGTGCTAACACCTTCTGTTTGTGTTATACTTGGGCCATCTAAAACTCTAAAGCCAGAGTCAGCACCACTAGCATCCCAGTTTGTACCGCTAGACGATGTGTTGTTAACTCTAACGTTTAGCTTGTATGACTTAGCTGTGTTACCGCTAGAACTTACAGAAGCAACTCCTAAACCTTGAACAGAAAACTCTCTTTGATCTAAGTTTGTTTCTGTTGATGTAACACCTTTTAACGCAGCAAACCACTTACCCTCTTTACTTTTAAATTCTATATTTTCAGCATCTTGTAAATCTGTAACAAGAGTGTCTAAGTACCAACCAGCTTTTGCATTTAAGTTATAATATTCACCGTCTGTGTAATTAACGCCACCTTGTGCTACAGTTGAAAACTCTGTTATTCTAGCTTGAGTACCTTCGTAATTTATTAAGTTAAAACTTTTTACAGAGCTAGGTAGTTCGTTAAATATCATTGTAATATCAGAATAATACTGAGTGCCATAAAAATTATTTGCAACAGCATTTGTATGATGCTTCCACATAGAACCTTGTCTCAACGTGTAATATTCGTTATTTAAACTAACACCAAACTCTAAGCCTGCAAAATCTCTAAAACTAGTCCAACCCTTAGCATTATCATTCCAGCTTATAGTTGTTGTTGTAGGTCTGTATTGATAACGACCGTTCATAGTAGCAAGTGTTAAATTGTATTCTGATTTTTTATCATCATAACTACCTATAGCAAAAGATATATTTTTTAAGTTATCGTTAAAATAATCTTTCATACCAACGTCAGATATTACTGCTATGCTGTTTCCTTGAAGTTTTAACACTTGACTTCTCATTTGATCACACCAGTATATAGCATCAGCTGTAACCGCTACAGACTCTGGGTTTGTAGATATACCATACTCACCAGGTATTGGAGTTGCACTACCTAATACTTTGTTACTAGCAGAAACATTTGAACCACCATCAGCGTTGAATAACGCGTCTTTATTTGTTAATATACTTAATATTTTGTCTTCACAAAAAGTTATAGTGTTAGTATTTCTAGCTACTATTTTCTGTATGCTACCATGACTTGGGTTTAAGTCTTTTGTTATTGGCTCTGCTTGTATAAATTGGTTTAATCTATTAACACCGCTAATTGAGTTAAATATACCAGACCATATAAAACCACTGCTTCTATGCTCTTCAGCATAAGTAGTAGCAGCTACAGTAGAAGCTTTTACACCGTTAGTTAGTTGTGTTAAATTAAAACCATCTCTAACTCTATCAGACTCTATACCATTACCAAATGAAAAGCAATTACTCCAACCTAGTTTTATAGGATTAAAATGTGGAGCTCTCCAAGGCACTGGACCACCTTGTGGATCTGTTGGTGCTTTACCAGTTAATATACCTACAGCTGTATCACCAGCAGCGTAGTTACCAGACTCTTTAACAACATATAAAGATATACACGATCCGTCATATCTTTCAATTGCAACTACTTGATTGTGATTAATTGCATCAGTTAGACCCATATTGTTATCAATAGTATTTCTAACCGTTACGTTTGTAATGTCTTTATTACCTGTAGAGTTTACAGCTGTTATTTCATATATAACTTCTGTTATACCATCTGCCGCTAAATGAAAGTTACCAGACGCGTTTCTAACTTTAAAAGTAGAACCAAGAGGCAATAACAACTCATTATTATCAGCATCAACATTAAGAGGTAAATAACCTGTAGCTTCGTAATATATATCTAACCCAACATCTTCTTTAGGTTCTGTTTCCCATATAGCAGGTTTTTCTGTAGATAACTCTGATCCTCCACTTTCTGAAACAAAATCTTGTTTTAATATGTCTATACCAGTTACGCTTGAAGCGTCATGCTTCATTAAACTTAAAACGTCAAACTCGTTTGGATCCATTGGACCGCCGCCATCAAGTCTTTCAAACATAACATTAAACATGCTACTCTTACAACCAGTATCATCTTTATCACATCTAGAACAGTGGTTTAAGTTTCTACCAAAGTTATAAACTTGAGCTGCACCACCTCTTTTTATAACTTTATAAGCTGTTTGAGTTGGATCATCTCTAAATCTAAATATAGTTCCAGGAGTTTCCATAAAAGTGTAAAACTGATGTACTCTTGATTGTGCATCTCTGTGATCTGCAAACCAACCTAAAAAACCAAAAAATATTCTACTATAACTACTGTAGTGTCTTAAAACACCAGCATTACTACCACCACCACTTCCATAGCCGCCAAGGTGAGAATCATGAACACCATTTTTATTAGCGTGTCTAGCAAAACCTGTAGAATTCCAGTTAGAAGTTTCCATAACTTTTATTCCTTCCATGTAAAGTAAATCAGAGTTAGCATCAGCAGATGAAAACGCTTCCCACCAATCTTTTGTTCTACTGTGAGAAGTATCACAATGACCAAACTCTTCGTTGCTAGCGTTAAAAGAATTTATACCACTACCAAAAGCATTTTCGTTAAAATCAGTATAATTACCAGAGTGATAAGTATGTGGGTGGCCTAAGCTACTAGCTGCTGAAGAAGTTGGATGCGCATTAAAATATTGACCGCCTCTGTTTCTTGGACCTATTAAAAGTCTCATATTAAAAGAATCAAATATACTTAATGCTGTTGAAGGGTCTTGATCTACCATTACAGCGTCTTGTAGTAATAAATCTTTATAAACTTTTACAAAAAATCTACCATTAAACTCTGGTCTGTTAGTAACAACATCTTCTCTTAATTCTAAAGAATAGCTAATAGTACCAGACAATATAGACGACATATCTGCATCGTCTCCAAACTTAGTTGCAGTTCTTATACTAGTGTCGGTACCACTAAGCTTTTTTATACTAACAACTTGAATCCAGTCTGTAGCTGCTGTGTTACCACCTGATGTACCAATTATTCTAGCATAACCATAACCACTAGCTACTTTTGACCATGTATCTGTTAAAAATTTTTCTCTATCACCAAAGCCAGTTTCAAAATTAGTTTCTGAAAATATAAAACTAACAGCATCTTTATTTACCGTTGCGTTTTGCGAGTTCATAACAGCTGAGCCATGACTAACTTTTTTAGTTTTTATATAGTCAGGTGCATCATTTTCAATAGCTATAATTTTATATCTAGCTTTTTCTAACACAGGCACATCTGAATCGTGTTGTTTTTTAAGTATTAAATATGTATCTATATCTACTTTATTTCTTTCTGCAGAAGGAAAACTAATCCAAACATTACCATCTTCAGCATCGTACCAACGATCCATTGCTAAATTATAATATTCGTTAGAAGTTTCTTTTATATAATACTTTAAATATTTTGCCCAACTAGGAACATTAGTTCCAGTGTAATCTAATCTAGCTTTTATTTGGTTTAAATTAATAGACCATTTTTTATCTAACGTTACACTACTACTTTTCTTTGGAACAAGCACTGGTGTTTCTCTGCCAAAGTCATCGCTAAATACAACACCTAGTTGATATGTTCTAAGAGTTTTTACTGAAGGAAAACCAGTTCCACCTGGTTGTTTATAGTTTTCACCGTAATTATGAGCAAAAGAAACGTTTAAGTCTATATCACCAGCTAAATCATAATTTTGTTTGTAGTTACCAAACACTAATCTGTTACCAGTTATAGCTAAAGTTTTTGCACTTTTAGGTACGTTGTCATAAGGTCTTAGCAATTGATTTGCTTCAACAACAGCGTGTATCATTTCAGAAGTTATAGTATAAGAACCTCTGTTTCTATTGTTAGTTCTATCTGGCCATTCAGGATTATCGTTTTTTGGTGTTAACGTTTTTACAGTGTAAATGTTTGGGCTAGACTCTTCTTTATATAATAAATCTATAGCAACAACCTCTGCAGGTACTAAATTAAACTCGTGAAAATAATCTTTTAAAGTAACAAACTTTAATCTGTTTGTCATACCTATATTAAAACCTTTTTTAGCTACATAATCAAAATCACCAGGTATAAAAGCAACCTGTGACCAAGGAGCATACGCTGAGTATTCGCCATCTACGTATTTATATCTATAAGAAAATCTAGGGAATTTAAATTCGAAAAGGTTAACGTCACTTTCTAGTTTTAAAGCAAAGTCAGTGTCTACGTTTTGAACGTCTTCACTTACAGAGTTTATTGTTAACTCATAAGGACCTGTTGATCCACCGTTGTTTGGCATACCACCAGGAGCGTCTGATACAACTGCTCTAACTAAAGCATCGGTACTATCTAAATCATCAATGTTGGCAGTCATATCATCAGTTAATATAACTATATCGCCAACACGTAAATCTATAGGGTTTATAAAGTTAATATTACTAACAATATCACCTGGCTCAAACACATCACCATTACTATCTCTAAATTTTGTTTGTGCTGATAAAACACCACTTGTAGCGTTAGCATCACCTAAATTACCACTTGATAAAACAGGTATTCGCTTCATAACTGTATCAGACATTTCAAGTCTTAATGGAAACTTTGGATTTGGTTTTATTACTGTTACATCTTTAAGTCTTGAAAATATAGGTTCATTATCAGCTCTAGACATAGCTAGCTGATTGTCTAAAGATATTCTTGTGTGAAAATGATAATTGTCTCCTAAAAATATTTGTTTACGGTTTGAGTTACCTGAAGCTAAATTTGTAGCTGCAGACCTAGCCACTGTATTATCCCAGTCTCTTACTCTAGCGTTACCACCAGTACCTTGTATACTTCTTTTTATATTTATTTTTTTAGGCTCATTGTTACCATCTGTAAAAAACAATAAACCATCAATGTGGTCTATTGAAGTTATTTTTACAAAAGGATCAAACTGTAATACTTTGTCTATTATAAAAGTTGGTTTGTCACCAACTGAACTAGCAACAGCTTCTGATAATACTATATGCCAACCATTTGTACCATCTCTAATAACATCTTCAACGGTAACATTGTCATTTTCACTTATGTAATATGTGTTACCATTAGCAACAGTATTACCATTAGGTGCTGTTATATTACCACCACTACCATTTGTAAAAGTACCTACTATTTTCATACCTCTTCTTATACCGGTATAATTATAAGCTGTACTTAATCCAGATGCTACTCTAACTTTATTAGTGTTAAGTGCTTGGTTAAGCGTTTCTTTTACTTTATATATATCAACAAAAACATATTTAGAAGTTTGTGTTATAGTGTCATACTCTATAATATAATCTCTAAATATTAAAGGTTGAAAACCTTGTAGTTTAGGGTGACCACCACCAGCAACAAAGTAATATATAACATCTTTTTCAGGCAACTCGTAAACACCAACACAAGTAGAATAATCTGCTAACACTATATTTGAAGTTACCTCAGTGTTACCCATTACTGTCTGTACAGATCCCATATCTGATCCGTCAGAACTTACTATTTGTACATTGTTAGCATCACGATATTGACCAGGTTCCACGAGTCTTTCATCGCGGTCTTTGTTCATTTTTGCTTGCCCAAAATTTCTTTTTAGTTCTGCCATTAATTAGTGTTTAATCCATTTAGATTTACCTCTCATTATTTGAGCTATCTCTTCAATTTTTATATTTGATAATCTTATTTTTGCTTTTCTAGTTTCTGCAAACTTTTCTTTTTTAAGTAATGCTAACATACCCGGTGGTTGTTGCATCCTAGCTTGCATACATCCATATAACACATGCTTTATCATAGCTTCTTGTGCAAACTTATGAACAATCATATCTTGCTCTGTATGTATCTCTGTAGACCAAGGAGAACCAGTACCTACACCACTTTGTAAAGTACCAACGCCGTCGCTTATATATTTTAGTGTTATAACTCTTCCTGTTAAATTACCAGATAAATGTAGTCTGCCTTTTAAATAATCTATATAAAAAGACCCATGAGCATTCATATGTCTTGGCTCAGAACCGAACCTTTGACCTTCTTGTAAGTCATATATATCGTATTGATCAGCATCAGTTTGATGTGGAGTTGCAACACCTGTGTTACCACTTAGCACACCAGTGTTTACAGTATTACCATGATAATCAAACCAAGTGTTAGAGTCACTAGCGTGAGTTGCAGCCCCATCACTATCAAATTGTAAATAGTAATCACTGTCTTGTTGGTAAGGCGTAGGGTTGCTAGTAACAATAGCAGGCATTAAAGTTCTTTCAATACCATCATCACCTTTATAAGTAACTTTTGTATAACCAACAAAATCTATTGGTAAGGCCATAACTAATGAAGGTGGTATTTCTATTTCCATAGATTTTACAGATCTAAAAGTATCAAAGCTTAATTCTTGCATTGATCTATAAGCGTGGTAAGATACATCTGATTTTCTAACACCTTCTAATATTTGACCTTTTTGACAATAAGTTGCTAGAACATCATTAATAACGTCATCAATTTTCATAAACTGATAATTACCATATTGTCTATCATCACCAGTTAACTGTTGTGTGTCTTTACCTTCAAAATATTGTTTTTCTGTTAATGTTATTAAGTTGTTTGGCATGTTATATTATTTTGTTTGTTTATCGTTTTGTGCTTCTTCGTTACTTGCTATTTGCACTAAACCTGCTTTATTTATAGTTATACCAGCTAATTCTAATATTTTTATAACCAAGTTAGTTTCTTCTGATCTGTGTAAGTTAAAATCTACTGAAGTTGAAGCATTGTATAATGCTTGTTCGTTTACAACAACATATCCCCAATTAACTTCTCTAGGTACTTCAGCTACAACCTCTACTTTTAAACCAGATGTTAACGGTGTTTTACCTGTGCTTTCTCTGTATAAAGAAAAAGTACCATCTGTATTTTCTGTATAATAAAAATTTTCTTGATTGTTAGTGTGCCATCTTGAATTAGTTTTAGCGTCATATAATTCTTTTATATGGTCTAAATCGTAATAGTCAACAAGTTGTAATGGAATACTAGAACCTCCTGTACCAGAATAGTACATTCTACCAGTTCTATATATAGATGATGATAATGGTGGTAAACTAAAACTACCATTAGTAGCGCTGTATGTCAAAGCAACGTCTGTTCCTTTGTATATAGATATTTTTTCTCTTAGTATGTTTACAGCATCACCAAAATCTGGTTCTAATGGGTTGTTAGCTCCAGGGTTTGTTTGAGGTGCTTCTGCTCTTTTACTCATGTTTACCATTGCAGCTAAGTCGTAGAAATATTGTTCAAATATATCTAACTGTGCTTGGTTAGCATGTAAGTTAAATTCTTGTGGCGTAATATAGCCTCTTTGCTCTTTGTTAGCCAGAGCTAACACTCTTTGGTAAACTGTATCTATACTTATGGTCGTTTGACCAGCTATTATTAATGCCATATATATTTTTTTAAAATAATGTAACCACCCTATATAAGGGTGATTACATATTATTGTTTTACTTTAATTGTTTTTCAATTGAAGTTAAAACCTCCATACCTTCATCAGTCTTAAACCAAGCGGCTAAAGCTGAATATGGGTGTTCATCAAAAGGAACGTTTAGTAGTTTTCTATTGTTAGAAGTCCAAGTAAAAATTCTTTGATCTGGTGAAAGTGTTAACAATCCATTTTCTGTAGCTTTTATGCCTAAATTTCTTAAATGTATGTTATCGTCTTCCATTAAATCTAAGAACAATTTAGGATTTCTTTTAGCAAATACAAGTAAATCACGTTTAAGTTCCTTAGATGTCATTCTAGATACGCTAGAACCTAACTCTACACGCATAATTGCTTCAGTCATGTCTATATCTAGTGTTCTTGCAGCAACTAACGCATCAACTTCTAATTCTATATCAGCTAATTCGTTAATAGCTCTTTCTTGAGGTTTTATTTCAAAATAATGAGTACCGTTATGCGGGTGGTATATTGACAAATACTTTTGTAATATAACTTCATTTTTAGGTACAGCTAAAATACCATTTCTAAAAACTATAGACCCAAGCAATTGATCTCCTTTCATTTCATCAACAAATACTGTTTTTTGATTTCTACAGTATTTTATTTCTCTTTCGTATCCAGCTTCTTCGTCAAACCAATATAATCCTCTAGCTCTTACTGTAAAAGTTAAAGGTGATTTGTCTCCAGCTAATCTGTATACTCTGTCTTTTATCACCCAACCATCACTTGATTTTTGAACGGTTGGTTCTTGTCTTTTTGGTTTTGGTGTTTCAACAACTGTTTCAACAACAGGCACCTCTGCCTTTTCCATTTTTTTTGCCATAATATAATATAATATAAGTTAATAAAATAAAGGGTCGAGGCCGAAGCCTCGATCCTTAATATAAATAATGCTTATGCAGCAGTCATTAGTAAGAAGTTGTTCGCTCCTTGAACTACTAAACATCTTTCTGATAAGAAGTGCATTTCCATCGCATCTAAATCAGAAGTAGTAGCACCAACTGAACCAGTAGTCCAAGTTTTGTACTTTCTGCTTTCCATATTAGAAGCTCTGAATCTTACGTGTAAGAATGGTCTCTTTAAGTTTCTACCTAATACCTCATCGTACACAGTAGATACACCAGCTGGTATCATAACACCAGTGATATTACCTATAGATCCTCTTGTACCTTTATCATTTAGATATTTAAAGTCAGACTTATAGAAGTCATAAGAACCTCTTCTCCAACCAGTAAACCCTAAGTTTAATGCCATTTCTTCTGAGTTGTTAAATACTCCCCAAGAAGTACCAGTTGAGTGGTAAGCATTTAAAGAAGCTAACCAGTCATCAAAGTTAAGAGTTACAGTTCTATTTAAGAACATCATGTTCTCTTCAATAGCACCTTGCTCATCTAACTTAGATAATAAGTCATCAACCTCAGCAGTTACAACACCATTTTGGAAGTCAGATGTTACGTGACCTCTATCGTTGATAGCTGCAAATAAACCTTCAGTACCAGTAATTTTACCAGCTGCACCAGTAATAGTTGAAGGTACCATTGGGTTTGAACCTGCGTTAGCAGTTGACTTTTCTGACTCAAGCATAGCCATTTCTAAGTAATCGTTGAAACGAGCTTTAGTATCACCAGAAGCTTTTAAGTACCAGTAGTAACCATTTTGTCCGTCTTCACCAGAAATTTCAACCCAACCGATTTGAGCAGCATCAGATCCAGAGATCTCATACTTGTCTTTTAATATGATTGGCTTGTTAGTTCTAGTTTGGAATTGTGGCTTGTTAGCACCTTCTCTACCAACAGATCCTTTAACATATTCAGAACCAAATACCATAATAGTACATGCTTCAGAACCTGTTAAACCAGTTGACATATCAGCCGCGTTAGTGTCGTAAGCAAATGCAGTTATTAATCCTGAAGCTACTGAGTTTACAAAGAACTTCTTAACAACTGTAGTTTTTCTAACTAAAAGCATGTCACCAGGTCTTACACCGTGGTTGTTACCTATTGTAACACCATCAACGTCTTTAGCTGCTGTCATTGTGATTGTTACATCACCATCAAGCGAACCAGAACCTTGGTTAGCAAGAGTACAGTTAGTATAAGTTAAGTGCAATCTACCTTGCTCTGACCAAATAACTTGATCAGAAGACATAGACTCTTCTGCACCTACTTTAGATAAGAAACCAGAGATAGTTCTGTTACCAAATATCTCAGCTTCTTTTTCAATTAAATCTGGCAAATATTGTTGTGCCCAACCTTTTTCATCAGCTGAAGTAAAATCAATATAGTTTGTTGCCAGTGTTTGTTTTATAGGAGCTGGTGTCATTTTACCAGTTCCTTGAAATGTTACTGCCATTTTTTAAAATTGTTTTTAAATTAATAATTAGTTTCGTGTTTTAATACGCAGTTTCATATCATCTGAACTATCACCTAAAACTCTAACTGTTATACCGTCTTTTGTCACTGAGTGTGATTGTCTAGCAGTATTAACATTTTTAGCTTCAGATACTGACTCTTTTATAGCGTCAGCTCTTCCTTGCTCATAAAAATGATTTGCAACCGCGTCAGGATTCATTGCTGTAAATAAACCTTTGTGATAACCTGCGGCATCTTCCATAACACTGTCTTTATTCAAAAACTTTTCGATAAAGTTATTTATGTCACTTTGTTGCTGCTTCACTTTGTCTATGTTACTAACATTGTATGTTACCTGCTTGTCACCAACTTTAAATTCAAAACCTTTGAAATCGTTGTTAAAAACCTTTTCGGTTTTATCTAAGAATACATCAGCTTGCATCTGTACAATTTTAGCTTGTTGCTCTTCTTCCTGCGTGTAGTTATTATAGAAATCAATTGCTTCTGCTTGCTCACTCGTAAGCTGTGCAGAGTTACCTTTAATTTCCTCATAGTATTTAGACTTTTGCCCGTCTAAGTAGGCTTTAGCCTCAGCAACTTGCTCTTTTAAGGCTAGTTTTTTTCTTCTTATTTCTTTGTCATCAGCTTCGTCTTCATCGTATGAAAACTGATCTTCTAACATGAAATTAATTTCTTCGTTATTAAGATGTGGTTTTGTTCTTTTATAATAGTCATGCAAAACCTCTGAGTCATCTAGCTCATTAACATCTGTATTAAGTTTTACGTAGTCGTTTAAGCTACCGCCAGTTTCTTCCATAAATTGTCTTAGCTTTGCTAGGTCATCTTGCTCTACCTCTTCTTGTGCTTCAACTTCCGGCTGTACTTCTTCTTGTTCTTGTGTGGTCCCGGTGTCCTCGGGTTGAACATTCTCAACGACTCCTCCTTCGTCAGTATTATCTTCTGTAACTTCTGTTGTGGTTTCATTTTCTTCTGGTTTTGGTTCTTCTGGTATTTTTGTTAAATCTATTTTATAATCACCATCTTCATTTATTGATACTGGTGATTCTTGTTCTGTAGTTTCTTCCACAGGTTGTTGTGTAGTTTCTTCAACTACTTCTTTGTTTTCTTCCATGATATAATAATATTAAATAATTAATTAAACGTCCATATCCAAGCCTTGACCCATCACGTCATTACCTGATGATTCAAACTTTTCTGGACTTTCTCTTCGATCTTTACGATCTTCTTTCATACTGTCTTGTTGTACTTTAGCATCTGCCTCCATACCTTTGAGTTTTCTATTTATTTCAAACTCATGATCCATCAACTCTTTTTTAAGCCTAGCCTCTTCTCTCATGTATTGTAACTGTAATTCGTTTTTAGTTTTTTCCATGTTTATTGCGGCTTCTTGCTTTGCTTGTTCTTCTTGCATTTTAGCTTGTGACGCAGCTTGTGCAGCTTGTTGATTTGTTTGTGACTGCATCTGCATATTTCTTTCAGCAGTTTGTTGGTCTTTTTCAGCTTTCTTTTTTCTACGTATTTTTAAAAGCTGGTTAGCCATTTTTATGTTTTTAACTTCACGTAAATCAATAGCGTCATCTAAGTCTATTAATTTTTGTTGCAAAGCCATTTGTATATTATTTTCTAATACTTGTTTTTCTTCTTCGTCTGGTTGTAAGTTTATAAATATTCCAAAGTCATAAAGATGAAGTTCTTTTAACTCTTCTAGTGTTGCAACGTTATGAGCACCTATAGCTTGTATAAAAGCATCTTTTGTTGGTGAATACTCTACAATGTCAGATATTCTTAATGATAATTGCTCTGCAGCTTCAACAGTTAAAAACAAACTAGCATCTAATATATGTCTAGTTGCTACATTTGAATTAGCAGCAGCTAGCTTTTGTATACCTACTAATGATCTAGAATCTGGTGTTGAAGCATCTCTAGCCTCATTTAAACCGGTTACATCTCTAATCATTTGCAAGTAATAATTATAATTACCTATAAGCGATTGTAATTTACCACCTGCGCCAGCACCATTTGATATTTCTTGTATTGGTACTTTACCAGGATTACCATCACCATCTTGAGTGAAAGATCTACCAATTACAGAACCAGTTTGGAAAAACATGTTTAACGCTTCTTGTGGATTGTAATTAGTACCGTTACCTAAATCAACTTCTGCTAAACCATCAATATCTAAATAAACGCCATCAGGTACCATACGAGATAACACCTGTTGTATTTTTAAATGTGTTAGCTGTATCATATCAGCAAAACCAGTTATTCTACTAACAACAGACTCTATTTTACCTCTATACATTTTAGGAGCAACTAATGAATAGTTCATTTTAACTTTGTTAAAGTTACTTTTATCCCTCATCATGTTGTCAGCTTTTTGCCACTTCAACATAATATCTGTTCCTAATATTTTTGCTCCTTCAAATAATACTTCTTGTGCTTTTTCTAATCTTGTAAAATCAATTTGCTTTTCTGCAGGAGGATTAAACCTATCATCTTTTTTAATAGCTCTTTCACCACCAGTGCTAGTCTTTTTAATTTTGTATACATTGTTCATGTATGTCTTGTAATTAAAATATAATACAGATACTTTATTTCTATCTCTATTATAACTTTGCATTCTGTTATCAGCCATTCTAGTGTATCTCTTGTCTATCATTTCAAGATCAACTTCTGTTAACTGTGGAAACTCTTTTACAAGTTCGTTTATTGGTATGTATTTTACTTCACCTATATAATATATGTCTTCAAAATATGGTGAGTCACTATGAGAATAAACTATATTAGCAGGATCAACATATTGTACTTGAGCTCCTTCAGACCAGTCAAAAGTAGTTTTTACACAACCTATACCTAATACTGTTAAGTCTTCTAAACATCTTCTTCTAGTCAAATCGTATTTACTACCTTCTAATAAAACATTTATAGCTTGTTCGTTTGCTAGTTCAACTTCTTGCTTGTAAGTTAACTGCATGTGAAGTCTTAATTCTTCTAAAGTTTCTGGTAATTGATCAGGATCATTTTTAGAAAGATCCATATTAAACTGCTGCTTTGCTTGTTTATTAAAGTCTTTTGTTCTCATATCCTTTAATATACCCTCCATGTAGTCAGTTCTTTTAGCTACACCGTATTGATCTTGTGAATAAGCTTTAATATCAAAAGATCTATTTGCCATACCATTTACAACTATATCTACAAACTTAGGTATAATAGGTACTGGTGTCCAGTCTAAATTTAAATAAGACAAATCACCGTTTATAGATAACTCATCTTTATATTTTTGTATTGATTGTTCACCTCTCGCGTATAACCTAAGATTATGAAACTTTCTCTGTGTTTGAGAATATCGGTTAGAAGCAGGACCATCAAACCACTCTAGTTCAATAGCTCTAGCCACTTTTAACCCATACTTGTCAGAGACTTTTTCTAAGTCACTAACAACTTGAGAAGGAAATTCTTTATGTAGAGAATCTGCCATGTTATTGTTTAATTATTTTTGAATTTGTTCCTTTATTGCTATACTTAGCAATTTGTATATTTATCGGTGCTTTTTTCATTGCGGGGTTTGGCCTATACAAATGTCTATTGCAAGCCATTATTGCTAACCCACTACTAATCGTAGCATCGTACTTTGTTCTTTTTGTAATATCAAATCTACTCCAATCGTTTAAAGTTGTGTTAAAATACATATTACCAATACCTTCTTTTGTTTGTCCAACTTTTTCTTGTATATACATTTCAATTGCAGCAGCGTGAGCTTGTTTTATATCCTCACTTGTGTTTGGTATACCACCTATTTCTTTTTCAGTTGTTGACAGCTTATTCCAAAGTTTATCAGGTCTATTCATGCTAAAACCTCTGTAACCACGCCTTCTTAAATGATACAATAGACGAGGTTTATTATTCTCTGCTAGCATTGGCATCCCGTAATAAATTAAAGCCATTAGAACGTCCTCAAAGAATATCTCAGCAGTTTGTGGTCTTGCTATGTATTCTAAAAAAAACTGACTTGGCGGTGCGTCTTCCATGCTGAACTTTGTTAATCCGTGTAAAGCTCCTTTCGATCCTTTACCATCTACAGTTCCTGATATATCATAACTATCACAGCCAAAAGCACCCATGTGATCGTTGCCAGGATATTTAATACCGTTTTTAATAACAATATTATTTTGCAAATGTACTGGCGGCACCCAACTTACTTTAAACCTACCTTTTGGGTCTGGATAAAATATAACTTTTGTATCTTTTACTCCATTAACCCACTGAAAACTACCTGTTGAAATACCTAGTGTTCTTGACATTTCTTCGTTGTAGTCTATTTGTTCGTATATTTTAATAAGATTAAATATACTATTTTGTGCTTCATCTCTAAACGCATGTTCAGTTGTTCTTGGAAACTGTCTATAAAACTCGTTTAATGCGTCTTGATCGTTTTTTAAACCGTCAGCTTCATTTTGCCAGTGATCAATTACTCCTATATCTATTAACTCTCCGTCTGGGGCGAGGACATCATCACTAGGCGTATCAAATACAGGACGTCCGTATTCGTCAATAAATCCTTCGTAGTTCCATTCCATTGGGATAAAGAGAGAATACAAGCCAGACTTTGTTTGTCCATTCCTATTTCTTTGAGTAACGTCTGATGCATTGTATAGTTTTTTAAAGTTATCACCTCCTTTATCTAACGCGTTTGATGTTGACCCCATCATACACTTACCAATAATTCTACTACCTAATCTTAAACAGGTTTTTGTTACTCGCCAATTGTTTAATATGTTGTCTGGTCTTTCCCACTTACCACTTTCATCGTGTACTAACAGCTGAAGCTTTTCTCCGTCATAACTGTTATCACCTGTATTTTTCCAGTCAATAGTAGTATCAAG